ACAGGTACAACTGGTAATACTACAATAACAGTATATAATACAGTTAATCCTGATAAATTAAGACAGATTGTTGAACAAACATATACTATAAATTGGGGAGATGGAAATTCTTCAGGATTGACAGTGAATAGTGGAGTTGTTGGTACTAATTTCCCATCAGTGTCACATACGTACGCAACCGCATCAGGATATACAATTACAATAACATTGGCAGCACCATGGGTTACACAAAAATTATCGAAGCAAGTTGTTGTTCCTTTTAATTTTGGTGTTGATTCATATTTGGGTACGTTTACATATACGGGTACAAGTTTACCATATTATAATTCTAGCCCAACCGAATATTATCTACAGAGTGGTAGGACTCAAAATTATTTAAATGATTTGGAATATAACCCTACAACGGGTCATACCGCATTTACTTATTTAGGTATTGGTGGAAGTAGAATACAAGAAAAGAGAAATTACGGTTCAACAACATATAACATAACAACAGGAACTGATGCCAATGGTAGTTATTCGGGTTATAGTTTTACTTATACAGGAAATACAACAGGTACTACTGTGGTTCAATATAGAGATTATAGTGATGGCACAACATTAATAACAGGAAATACAACAGGGTTCACTAAAGAAGAAATTATCAATAAAATGATAACAAGAAATGAACACTTTTTAGGGTTTATAGATAGTCCAACAATTTTTTCTGACATTTTTGTTGAAAGAGGTAAACAAGGTGTTATGGAAAAAACATTTAGACTCAGTGAGATAGATAATATTGGTGAGTTAGATGTGTATGGAAATGGGTATTTTAAAATAAGAAAACAATAAAAACTATATTTATTAATAAAAAGTTATGGCAGTAGGTAGTTACGGAACAATAAGACCCGCAGATGTGTCACCATCGGACGTTGAGATATTTCTTCATTACGTACCGAATAGATTATCGACCGCGGAAGTTACCTTAACAAAGTTATCTTCCGAAAATATTTTAACCCCTATTTTTCATAATTCTGATACAACAACAGTTACAGCTGCACAAAATAGGGAACTATTAGGTGGATTATATAATTTAAAATTATCAGCATCAGACTTTTCTGATTTAGGAATATACACTCTACATATTAGACCAAAACAAATTAGAACATCAATAGCTGACTGTGGTATTTTAGCATCTTTACCATCTGTTAGAGGGATAATTATTGATTTATCAAAAGTCCCATCAACTGATAGAGGAAAGTTTACACCACAAGGATTAGTGGGATATAGAATTGAATACCTTAATAATGATGGTACTAAAATTCCTAATTTTTATAGAGTTGTTACATCATCATTTTATTGTACCGCAGTTGTATCTAATTTAACTAGTTCAACACAAAAGGCGGTAAGATATCAATATAGTAATAGTACAACAAATTTAGTGTTCCTAACCGTTACACCATCATCTGCACCAACAAGTAGACCAAATGTTGTTCCATTTATTGGTAACCCTGGACAGAATATTTTATTAACAAATACATTCTTCAATCCAACAACAATCGAAGTGGAAATGGTAGAACACGATTCCTCCACATTGGCACACGCACTATACGGTAATCAGAGTAAGGCTGTTTCTAATGGTATTTACACCATCTATGACAATAATAACGATAACGCTATCTACAAACAATACAATCTATACGAAATTAAGGACGAATTCAACGAGACCCTTTATGAAGTTAGAGAAGAGAAGCTTGATATCGATGAAACATTAAACTTTGACGACATTACAGAATAATGGCAACAAGAAGAGTTCCACCTAGTCAGGCTGCAACTGGTGCAGATACGTTTAGTGATAGTTTAGTTGGTTTTCAAATTACCGACGGAACTAGTCAATTTACTAATACGAACTTCACTATTGATAGATCTGCACCTGAAAGGGATACAAGAACATTCAGTACTGGTCAATTTTCCGCCTTTTTAACACTTGATGACTTAAAAGAAGAAAAATTTAATTCTGATGGTCAAACTACTGAGACAAAGAAAAAAGAAGTTTCTTTTAGAACATCGAAAAGTAATGCAAACAAGTCGTTATTTGGTTCATTAAAAAATAGAATTGGTGTTTCCTTAACAAACATAATACAGAAATTTCCTGCGGGTGTTTTAATTGATAAAAATAGTGTAACGAGATCTTCTGATTTTACTATTGAAAGCATTGTTTATGATATTAATTTAGATACGACACAATTCAATGTTGATTTTGGTAGACTATTCAATCCATTTGATATTTTATTTGTTAAACCAAATAGTCAAGTAGAACCAAATACAACCAATAAGGTAAGAAATTTTTATTCATCATTTACGAAATACGTTTTAGAGTTAAGTGGTGTAACATATGATATTATTAGTTATACTCAACCAAATGCGGATTCTAAAATCAGTTTAAAGGTTAAAGGAAAACCATTTGGTACATCTTCAAATTATAGTGAAAACGTTTTAATTAGACCTAATGGTGGTTTGGTTGAAGAGTTTTTTGGTGGTTTAGACGAATTAGAACAAAGTTTATTAGATAGAGACACTAAACCAAAATACACCGCAACATTTAGTGTTCCAAGAGATAGTATTAATCAATCCAATACTGTATTGTCCGATGTTCAAATAACATGGCCAATTTCAAGAGATGGTTGGAACATTAAAATTATTGGATTAGAATACGACTTATATGTTCAAAAATTATCTCAAATTTCAGATGAAGTAGACGATTATAAATCTAACCTATTTGTTAGATTTATGTCTTCACCACAGTTATTTGAATTTGACACTGAGGATAAAAAGGTCGATGCAATTTTTCAATTATACGGACATAATTTTGATAAAGTAAAAAAATATATTGAGAACATAGCGTACATGAGAAATGTAAGTTATGATGGTATTAATAATTTACCCGATATACTTTTAAAGAACTTATCTAATACCTTAGGTTTATCAACAGTTAATTTGTTTGATGAGAAGAAACTTGAGGAGTTATTATATACAAGACAAGATACACAATACCCCGGATTAACAGTTGGAAAAACAATTGTTGATGCTGAGTATGAATTTTATAGAAGACTTTTAGTTAATTTATCTCACATATATAAATCAAAGGGTACACGTTCATCAATTGAATTCTTTTTAAGATTCTTGGGTGCACCAAGTCCAATGATTAGTATTAATGAACACGTATATACTGTTACATCACTACCAAAGTCATTTGATTTAGATGATGACATTTATGATGTTATATCAGGTACAAAGGTATATAGAGTTGCAACATTCGTACCAAGTGGATACACCTATCAAATTACAACTACAACAGGTAGAACTACATTTACATCAAGTAATTATCCGGTTTTAGAGGGAACCAAAAAACCTAAGGGGGCATATGATGAAATATCTGATATGTTTTTCCAAAAGGGTGCTGGTTGGTATGATAAAACCTTAACTCACAGGTCTAGTGATATATTAGATTTAGAAAATTCAGTTTTAACAGGAACAACAAAAATAATTAAAACTAAAAGTGGACCTTTTACATATGGTGAAGACTACTTTGATACGTTTAGAACACTTCCTGGATTAGATACTGGTTATGAAATTTTAAGTGAAGTTGACAACTTACAAAGACGAATTACAGATAGTAATTCTGTTTATAATTTTAATAGAAAAAACATTGATATTTTCCTTTCATCGGCAAAAGCCGTTGAGTATGATATTTGGAAAAAATCAAGGGAGTTAGAAATTTCATTTGGTACTAATGGTCTTCAATCACAAACAGGAATAACATTTGCTGAGTTTGTGGACAAAACCGTAACCGACCAAATTAAGAACTCCCACTCAATAAAATACAAGAAGAATTATATAAAACTCGAAGACATATTTCAGGATTATATTACATCAACTGGTTTTACACCATATAATATTCCTGATGTTAATGAGTTTATAAATAAAATGAGTCCATACTGGACACAAGTTTTAGAACAGTTAATACCTGCAACTACATTATGGTTGGGTGGTAATTTAATTGAGAACAATATTTTTGGTAGACCAAAATACACATACAGATTTGGGTGTCAACCTAAAGTGTTTGTCGAAAGTTTATATCCTGATTTTGTGGACGCAATTGAGGAAGACTTTGAAAAAATATTAGGAGACCATGAAAATTTTAGAGGTTTATTAAATGCAACCGGTGTTACATATTATCCAATAATTGATATTGATGGAGTTGAATATGGAGGAGATGGTTCTGAATTTAAAGTTGTTGTCAGTGGTACAACAAACACAAGTAATAGTGCAAAATTATTTAATACTTTTCCGGTAACTGGATGTACTAGTATAATAACGTCCACTACTGGATTACCGTTAATATGTGATTATAAAGATTATCTTAGTCCCGATATAACCAAAATTAAAGAACTTTGGGTTTCGGCATTGAGTAACTTGATTGATGATATAAATTCTTCCACAGGTTATACTGCTGGATATTACGATTATGCACCATTCACTGCAGCGACTAGTGGGTCAACTTATTCAACTGAGACTAAACAGAAACTTAAGTATTCTTTTTTTACTGATGTTGATGGAGTGGAAAAAATAAAACTCATATCGGTAAAAAATGGTCCAAACGATTGTTCAGTAAACAAATATTTGGATTATAAATTTGTTGCAAAAAATGAAACAACGGCTCCTGATTGTGGATTAGAATTGGATTTTTCATTTGATTGTGATGGAAATGGTGGAGATTTAGATCGAACATTTACAGGTGACACAATTAATTATCCTGGTGGACCTCAAGAGATTTTAAATGGTGATTTAAAAATTACTATTACTGGTTCTACTAATACCATTATTCAAAAAAATAGAATAAATGAATGGCCATTATTTGTTTATAAAAATTGTGATTATGATGTAAACGAAAGAACGGGATATACGGTAAATGGTTCAATCATGGACATACCTACTGGGTATACATGTACATGGGTTATAAATAATGTTAAAGAAACGGATGAAATTGATTTATTATTTACCGATGCAGCAAACTGCGACATAAAGGTCAAATTTCAAGGAGTAAATCCACAATTTGTGGACAATCAAGTTGGTCCTGAAGACACATTTAAACTTGTTCCTAAAATACAATATAGAAATTCATCCGATTATGGTTTAGGTGGAGAAACGTATGTTTTAAAATATACAGGAGGTACTAATACTCTTTTAAGTAGTTATACGGAAACATATGTTAAAGATATTGTTTCGGGAGATACAATATTATCAGCAACATTTAGTGATTGTTGTGATTCTTCATATCAAACATATAAAAATGGTTTGGTGAATGATGATTTTAGATTTACTTTTAATTACACACCCAAAATTGTTACAGGAAAAGAATGTTTAGGTAGTGTTAAAGTATATTCGATAAGTGGAGTTACACGTCAAAATGAAACCGAAGTTTTTGAAGTTCTACAAAAATCAAAAGTAAAAGTTTACACGAGATTTTTTGTTGATGACAACCCTGATAGTGAAACATATGAACAGGTTACTGACTTAAAAAAATACTTTTTTACTGAGAGGTATCCTGAACATTTACAACTTAAACGGGAACAAGATACTCCATGTTGTAATTACAGTAACACGTATTACGATAGTGGTGATTATTTAATCACGAGTGAAGGTAAACTCATTGAGGTGACTGCAATCAACTTAGATTACTGTACACATAATTTATATTTTAATTTAAATTTATCAGGACAAAGTGATGGTGAACTAATTGTTTTTAATGGTAATAGCGATTATCAAATATTATTACAACATACATATGATAATTTCAGTACGTTAGATACGTATTTAATTCAATATCATGAAGGTGGGTTGTGTACAACTGGTGGAACTTCCAGTGAGAGAGATTTATCTATAATTTTGGGATATCCTGATTTTGATGACACACCATATGAGGAATGTGATTCCGAATATGTTTTACCAACCCCGACCCCAACTTTCACTCCTACATCTACAGCTACCCCAACTTCAACTGTAACACCAACGGCAACTCCGACGTCTACATCTACGTCAACTCCTACTGAGACCCCAACAGTTACGCCAACTGCTACACCTACTGAGACCCCAACAGTAACGCCAACTGTAACACCAACATCTACGTCTACACCAACAGAAACTCCAACTATTACTCCTACAGAGACTCCAACATCTACGTCTACCCCAACTGTTACTCCGACAGTAACACCTACATCTACGTCCACCCCTACTATTACACCAACCCCAACAGTAACACCAACTGATTTTGTTTCAACTTGGAGAACTACAAATACTAGTTCGGGATCAAGTAACTCGGATCAAGTAAGACTTCCATTACAATCTGATGGTACCTATAACTTTACTGTAAACTGGGGAGATGGTAATACTGATACTATCACAACATATAACCAAACTGAAACTACCCATACATATAGTTCTTCAGGAGACTATACAATTACTATTGCTGGAACATGTTCTGGTTTTGCTTTCTTAGGTGGAGGAGATTGTAAAAAATTGTTAAGTATTACATCTTTTGGTAATGTAAATTTAGGTAATTACAGTAATGGTATTTTTGCTGAATGTTCTAATCTAAATCTATCTGGTGTAACAGATACTCCAGATTTATCTGCAATGAATACTTTAAGACTTATGTTTGATGATTGTATTAGTTTAACAACCATTAATAATATAAATTCATGGGATACTAGTACCATTACTAATATGTTAGGAGTATTTAATGGGACCACTAATTTTAACAGTGACATAAGTAATTGGGATGTGAGCAATGTTACAAACATGCAACAAATGTTTACAAGTGCAAGCTCCTTCAATCAAAATATAGGTAGTTGGATTGTCAGTGGTGTTACAAATATGCAATCTATGTTCCAATTTGCACTTGCGTTCAATCAAAATATTGGTGATTGGGATGTAAGTAATGTCACAAACATGACTAGCATGTTTGCAAATGCACTTGCGTTTAATCAAGATATAGATGGATGGGATGTAAGTAATGTTACAAACATGCAACAAATGTTTACAACCGCAACTTCATTCAACCAAGATTTAAATAGTTGGGATGTAAGTAGTGTTACTAACTTTAACTTTATGTTCCAAAATGCATATAACTTTAATGGTGACATAAGTAATTGGACTATTTCTAGTTCACCAACAACTATGTATGGTATGTTCTATGGATCAGGTGGTGCACTAGCTTTTAATCAAAATATAGGTGGTTGGAACGTAGATAGTGTTACAAATATGAGTTATATGTTTTATCGTGCTACTTCATTCAATCAAAATCTAAATAGTTGGAATGTGGGTAATGTTACAGATATGACGTCTATGTTTTCTCTTGCGTCCTCTTTTAACGGGGATATAAGTAATTGGAATGTAGGAAATGTGAATAACATGTCATCTATGTTTGCGGGTGCTACTTCATTTAACGGAAATATAAGTGGATGGAATGTAAGTAGTGTTACTAATATGTCATCCATGTTTAATAACGCAACTTCATTTAATCAAAATATAGATGGTTGGATTATGAGTGGTGTTACAAATACACAAGCTATGTTTAGTACAGCAACCTCCTTCAATCAAAATCTAAATAGTTGGGATGTAAGTAACGTTACCAATATGGCATCCATGTTCTCAGGTGCAGATTTATTCGACGGAAATATAAGTAACTGGGATGTAAGTAGTGTCACTGACATGAGTTATATGTTTAGTACCGCTGAAAATTTCAATCAAGATATAGGTAGTTGGATTGTGAGTGGTGTTACAACTATGTTTTTTATGTTTCGAAATGCGAGGGCGTTTAACCAAAATATTGGTAATTGGGATGTAAGCAATGTAACTAGTATGACTAATATGTTCTTTAATGCTAACGATTTTAACCAAAATATTGGTAATTGGGATGTGAGTAATGTTTCAAGTTTTAGTGGATTTATGAGTGGTAAATTTCCTACAGACTACTCCGCATCTAACTTAGACGCTATTTACAATGGATGGAGTTTACTTACACTACAACCAAATTTATCGATTGGTTTTGGTGCAATAAAATACACAGCGGCTGGTCAATCAGGTAGAAACGTATTGACTGGAGCACCAAATAACTGGACAATAACTGATGGAGGTA